CCTGGCGCAGCTTCGCGACGATCTCTTCGGGCTTATGCTTCTTCTGGGGCATTCAAACGTCCTCTCCAACGGCTCAATAGCCTACTTCAGGGAGGACCACTTTTCAGGGGGCAGACCAGTCTCACCAGCGCGACTGAGGGCGGCAAAAGTTGCGTAGGCTTCGCCCGTACAGTCTCACCCATGCGACTGTTTTGCTTCCCTTGGCTAGTTTCACAGTCTCACCCATGCGACACATGTACATTTATGCCATAGGGGTGGGCCGTCATGGTTAGGCGTCGGGGTGACGATCGGCAACTCGACTTGTTCGCTCCCATGCCTCCACCGGCCGTTGGGGCCGTAGTGAAGTTTCCGACCCATCGCTGGGCACCTGCCATCTGGCGCGGCAAGGTCGAACGAACCGCCACTGTCTTGGCCAGAAAGACCACCGAGAAGGCAAAGACTCGTTATTGGGAAGACTCTGCGGCTACCTTGGCTGAACAGCTTCGCCGGCGCGGCGCGAACGAGTTCGAAATCCTGGAGCAGTGCTGGCAGTTCTTCTACGCAGTCGAGTCCGCGCTGAACAAAAGCAGGAACGGAGGGGCGGCATGAAGCTGGTCAAGCGGGACGTGCCGACGAAATTCGTCGTCACCGGACGAAAATCCGTACGATGTCTGCGGACGCTGTTCCGCCCCGCCATGGCGTGGGGATGGACGATAGCACGGCGCCGATGGCGCAGGGGAATTTCCTGCGGCTGTTCTTCGAGGGCAGCGAGGTTCGCGTCCGTGACGATCACGGGGAACCTTGGTTCGTGCTCGCCGATGTCTGCCGCGCGCTGGGGCTCACCAACCCGTCTGTCGCGGCTCAAGCGCTCGATGAAAGACGAGAAGGCTAAGTTGAACTTAGACAGGCCACGGCGCACATCCGCAGGCGCATCCGGCAGTGGCAGGCCGAGGCGACTTCGCTGGGGGCGGTAGAGGGCGAGTCCGCGATTCGCCCCTTTCTAGCCCACCGCAACGCCCGAAACAGATTCACCCTCAACTAGTTAGCGTCAAAACCTCACACGATTACGGGGCTACGGCGCCGGGATGCCCAAGCGAGCATTTGGCGGATCGGTCGGGCCGAATGCACTTTTTTCGCCGAGCCGTGGAGCCTTGTGGCGTAAGGCCTCAAGCCGCACCGGGGCGGCCCCGGCGATCGAGCACCTCTAGACCTACTGGGGACCCGAGTCATAGAGTCCCCGAAGATGCGCTAGTCGCGTCTCGGGGCTCTCCACCCCGTAGCCGGCCCGGTTTGTGCATGGCGGGCCGGCCCTTTTCATTCGACATCGCAGGATTTGAGCATGGCTTTTTGGGACCGACGCAAGCCGGCGCCGCCGGCCGTGCGCGAGACTTCGCACGCCTGGCTGATCGAGGGCGGGGAGGTGCGCTCGCTCGGCTCCTTGTCGAGCCCGACCGCCGAGCTGCTGCAACTCTTCACGGACACCGCCAGCACATCCGTGCCAACCGGGACGCGCGCCGCCCTGACGTGCTCGGCGTCCTATGCAGCGATCCGGTTGATCTCTGACCTCGCCGGCGAGCTTCCGGTGCACGTCTTCCGACGCGGCTCCGATGGTGACCGCGAACGCCTCCGCGACCATCCGGCCGAAGTCCTGATGCGTCAGGCCAACCCCTGGACCTCCGGCGCCGAGCTTCGGCGCGAGATGACCGGGAGCGCGCTGCTCGACGGGCGCGGCTTGGCCAAGGTGATCCGCAACCGGCGCGGTGTGCCGATCGAGCTTCACCAGATCGGCGCCACCGTCGAGACGGACAAGGCCACGCAGGAGCCGCGCTATCGGGTGCAGATCGACGGCACGACCGAGGTGCTTGGTTATCGCGATGTCGTCGATGTCCGCGCCCTTGGTGCCGAGGCACCGGCCAAGCTGGCGGCTGAGGCCATCCAGACCGCGTTGCTGCTCGAGCGGTGGGGCAAGAAGCTGTTTGCCAACAACGGCCGCCCAAGCGGGCTCTTGATCTTCAAGAGCAAGGTGGACGCTGACACCGCCCGGGAGGTTCGGGAGCGGTGGGACGAACTGACCGGCGGCGATCTCGGTGGCGGCCCGGCGGTGATAGGCGGTGGCGTTGAGTACGTGCCGCTCAGCTTCAACTCGACCGATAGCCAGTTTCTTGAGAACCGCCGGCACCAAACCTTGGACGTGCTGCGCTTCTTCGGGATTAGCCCAACTGCCGCCGGCGAGCTACAAGATGCCTCGCTGAACAACAGCGAGAGCCAGGCCCGGCAGCTTCTCACCTTCACCCTATCGCCTTGGCTGTCGCGCTGGACCGAGGCGCTATCGCGCTGCCTGCTCACCCCCCGCGAACGGCTCGATACCTACATCACGTTCGAGACCAAGGCCCTGACCTCGGCTGACCTGAAAGCGACGATGGAAGCGTTCAGGCAAGCCGTTGGCGGCCCGTGGACGACGCCGAACGAGGCCCGCGAACGGCTCGACATGCCGCGGGTCGAGAATGGCGATGCCTTGTATCCACCCCAGGGCACGAACCCCGCCACGACGACGCCGGCCGGTTCCGGAGACTGACCCATGACTGAGATTTTGACGCTTGAGGCTCCCGAACTCCGATTCGCGGGTGACGCCGCCACGGGCGAATTTGAGGGCTACGCCGCGACTTGGGAGATCGTCCAGCGCTACGGCGAGCGCGTCCTGCCCGGAGCGTTCAAACGCACCCTTGGCGAGTACGCAGCCAAGAAGCGTCTGCCCCCCATGTTCTGGAATCACAATTCCGATGAGCCCATCGGCGTATGGACCTCGATGGTTGAGGACGCACGCGGCCTGAAGGTTTCCGGCCGTCTCGTTACCGCCACGCCGCGTGGCGCCGCCGTGCTGGAGTGGCTGAAGGCCGAAATGCCGCTCGGAATGTCGATCGGGTTCCGTTCGATCTCGGATCGCTCCGTGAAGGGCATCCGCGAGATCGCCGAAGTCGATCTGCTCGAGGTGTCGGTCACGGCCAACCCCGCCAGCGACAACGCCCGCATCACCAAAGTTAGGAACGCGGCCGAGCCGGCCCGCCTCGCGGCTTTTATCGAGGAGGTTCGCCGCGCCTCCACTGCGCTTCGCTAAGGAGGATTCCCTTGAAGCACCTTCCGTCCAAAGACTGGTCGGCCCAGCCGATCGAATATCGCAATGATGACGATGCCCCGGCCGATCTTGCCGGCGCCATTGCTGCCGTAACCGAGCTTCGCAATGCTTCCACGGCGTTCGAAGCGCGTCTGACTGAGCAGCTTGCCGAGATCACTGCTCGGCTTGACGAAGACGAGGCCCGCAGCCAGCGGCCGGGCAACCGCCAGGGCGGTGACGACACCGAGGCAGAACACCGCGCGCTGTCGCATTTCCTGCGCGCCGGCGCCCGTGAGCTCGACGACACCGAACGCCGTGCCCTCAACCTGACCACCCCCAGCGCCGGCGGCTACGCCGTTGCCCCGACTTACTCGACCACCATCATCGAGGGCATCACCGAGCTTTCGCCGATGCGCTCGCTGGCGAATGTGGTGCAGATCGGAACTACGGAACTTTGGTTGCCGAAGCTGGTCACCGAGCTCGATGGCGGCTGGGTCAGTGAAACCGGCTCACGCGCTGAATCGCAGCCGGTGTTCGGCCAGCAGAAGATCGAGACTCACGAGCATGCCGTGATCGTCCCGATCTCGACTCAGTTGCTCGAGGATTCCTTCGTCGATCTGCCGGCCTACCTGTCTGGCCAGATCGCCCGGCGCTTCGCCCGCGCGGAGTCGATCGCCTTTACCTCCGGCTCCGGCTCGGGCCAGCCGACTGGCTTCCTTCACTCGCCTGACGATTTCGAACAGGTCGATACCGCCCAAGCCGGCGGCAACCCGACCGTGGCCCAGGCGATTGGCAAGGTTGTCGATCTCTTCTACTCGCTGCCCAGCGAGTACGCGGCCCGTGGTACCTGGCAGATGAATCGTCGCACCATGGGCCTGCTTCGCCGCCTCTCGGGCGATGCCAACTCGGGTGCCGGGTTCGGGTACATCTGGGCAGACAGCCTCCGCGATGGCACGCCGGCCACATTGCTCGGGCGCCCCGTGGTAGAAAACCCCCACATGGACGACTGGAGCGACGGCGGCGAAAGCCCGAGCTTCGATACGTTCCCCGTCGCCTTCGGTGACTGGTCGGCCGGGTACACGATCGTTGACCGCGTCAATGTCGAGATCATGAGCGACCCCTATACGGGCGCTGATACCGGCGTGACCAAACTCCGCGCCCGCCGCCGTGTCGGCGGTGAAGTGACCCTCGCCGAGGCTATCGTCCTGCTCCGTGCCGGCTAACCAGTTCAGCGCCGCTCCGTTTTTGCGAGCATGGCGGCGCTGATGCCGCAGCGAGAGACGGTTTTCGTTGAGCCCGGTCCCGTCTCTCCTGCAACATGGCCGCCAAGGTGATTTTCTCCTCCCCCTGGCGGCCCCCTTTCCTTCCAGCCGACGAGCACCCCCCCATGATGACCGAACATGATATGGCCTTGCTGTATCCCTTGGCCATCGTAGTGGCATTTCTCTATGTGGCATGGGTTCTGCGTTGAGCCATGCCCAGCCTGCCGCCCCGGCTTTGCCCGATATGCGGGATCATCGTCCCCGCCGGCGAACTGTGCCCGCACCGGAAGCAGGCAAAAATCGAGTGGGAGCGGCGGCGCGGCTCCGCTGCCTTCCGTGGCTACGATGCTGAATGGCGCCGGCTCCGCGCCCGCTTCCTCGCAGTGCATCCGGATTGTCAGCACCCCGGCTGTCGCGAGCGGGCGAAGGAAGTCGATCACGTCCTTAGCGTGCGGACGCATCCGCATCTGCGCTTGGAGTGGAGCAACTTGAGGGGGCTGTGCAAGCATCACCACAGCCAGCGCACTGCGCGCGAGCAGGGGTTCGCGCGCTCACGCCTAGCTCGGAGATAGGCTCACCACCTTTGCCGTGCCGGCGAAGAGCACCTCTGGTTCGCCTTCATCGCCACCGTATCCCTGCCAGTACTCAGAGGCCTTCCTGATCGTCTCGGAATACGGCTCGCTATCCCCCATAAGCAGGGCCGCGTTGACACGATGGATCGTTCCCGTCGCGCTTAGCTTGACGATCGTAGCATTGCCGCCGAGACGGTTTGCCCAATAGCGCGCGCCCTCCAGTGTATCGGCGCACCAGAGGCACGTCAGTCGCGACGGAGCGTCCGATCGTTCCTTCAAGCGCACCTGCTCAAACGCCAATTCTCTGCTCAAGAGCATGAAGTGATTGGCTATCTGCCACGCGTCGAAGGGGAGTTGGTTGGGAGTAATGCTCCCTTCGCGGACTCCTGACAGGAACTTCATGGCCGGAACCCAAACCTCCTGCCCATCCACATTCACTGAATAGCGCCTAGGCTGCTCAAAGAAGGCAAAGAACGGATTGTGCTGTTGCCCAACGTCAAGCGTTGCCCCAACCGTTAACGGTGGGTGGGTGTTGTAGTCGAGCGCTCGTGTCACGTGGAATAACTCGGCGCCGACGACCTGCTGAACCATCAATATCTCTCCCTACCCGCCCCTGTAATTGGATAGGAGTGGGGGGGGGCAAGGAAATACAACAGCGAGAGCGCTGGGAGACCCCGCGCGCCCTCAAAAAAATAGACGCCGGAACCGGAGAAACCAAAATTGAGTCAATCGCTTATCGATCCGGCGACCGTGTGGGCATGGCTCAGGGTCGATCTTGTCGATGACGGCGAGTCCCCTACCGGCGGCCTTGCCCCCGTCGATGCCGACCTGATCGCGAGCTTGATCCTGGCGGCCGAAGTGCGCCTCGAAAGCTTCGTCGGGACGACTCTCGCCGAGCTGCTTTACGAGGCGGACGAGCTTCCTGAGCCGCTGATCCGCGCGATCTGCTTGGACGTCGCAACCCACTACTTTTCGCGCCTCGATCCGGCGCTTCCTGACGCCTATTTCGAGGCGATTCAGCCGTGGCGGGCGGGGTCTTTTGGTGCCTAAGGGGCTCACCGTTCAGGGTCTCGCCGCCCTGAACCGGAAACTTGCCCGGATGCCGGCCGGCGCGCGTAAAAACCTGCGCGGCGTGCTCGATCTCAGTGCTGATGAGATGGTTGCCCTTGCCCGCGCCCTGGCGCCGGTGAAGGACGGCGACTTGAAGGCTTCGATCGAGAAGGTGGACGGCGCGCACCAGTT